AGCGAAGTCAACAGAAAAGATCGACGGCATCGTTGCCTCGATTATGGCGGTAGGCTTAGGCATGAACCCCGAAGCGGATACGTCAACGATCACGGAGTCCCCCTTGCGGGAGTGGTAGAACATGGGTTTAATCAATCGTTTACTAGGCCGTAACCCCGAAGAACGCTCCACGCTGCGGCAACCTGGTTCGCTGTTCAGTTCATGGTCAACCCCTGCGGCTGCGTCTGGCGAGTCGGTGAACAGCACCACCGCGATGGGTTGGTCTGCCTACTTCGCCTGCATCCGTAACATCAGCGAGGACGTGGGCAAGCTCCCGCGTGGCGTGTATGAGGCGGCGGCGGACGGTGGGCGGGTGGAGCGTCGTGACAGCCCGATGTGGCGTCTGCTGCAAGTGTCGCCTAACCCTGAGATGACGGCCATGACGTTCTTCGAGACGTTGACGGCCCACGCCTTGGGCGAGCGGGGCGGCTTTGCCGAGATCGTGCGGGACGGTCGCGGGGATGTGGCTGCGTTATGGCCGCTTGACCCGCGTGACGTGATGGTTGATCAGGACGATATGGGTCGGACTACCTACACGGTCGGCGGCGTGCCTATGGCGTCCAAGGACATCCTGCACGTACACGGGCTGGGCTATGAGGGCGTCACCGGCTACATCGTGTCGCGTCTTGGCAAGGAAGCACTAGGCCGGTCGCTGGCCGCTCAAAAGCATAACGGTTCGATGCTCGGCAATGGCGGCGTGGTTCCCGGCGTGATCGAAGTGCCGAAGGTACTCAGCGAGGATGCGTTCAAGCACCTGGCCGAGTCATGGCAGGCCCGGCGTGGCGGTGCTGCGAACAACGGCAAGCCCGCCATCTTGGAGCAGGACGCCAAGTTTAAGCCTACTGGCCTGGACGCCGAGAAATCGCAGCTTATCGAGTCGCTGAATGCTGGCGTGGTGGACACTGCACGCTGGTTCCGTATGCCGCCGCACAAGATCCAGCACTTGGAAAACGCGACGTTCAGCAACATCGAGCAGCAGAACATCCAGTACGTGGTGGACTGCCTGACTTCATGGCTGACGCGGTGGGAGCAAGAGATTGCCCGCAAGTTGTTCACTGGCAGCGATAGCGGTCTGTACCTAAAGCACAACGTCAACGGACTGCTACGCGGAGACATGGCTGGCCGGTCGGCGTTCTACCGCGAATTGTTCGGCATCGGTGCAATCAGCCCCAACGAGATCAGGCGGCTGGAGGAAATGTCGCCTATCGGTGCTGACGGCGATGTTCGTTACGTTCCTTCTAACCTGATGACGCTAGGCAGCGAGGGGCCAACCGTGACTAAGGGTGCAAGCGGCGACGTGCGTGCGATGGCTGATGCTTACCTGCCGGTGGCGGTCAAGGCGTTTGCGGACCTGCACCGGGTGGAGCGTGACAAGGCTACGCGGGCAGATCGTAAGGGCAAGCTAGACGAGTGGGCCGCTGAATACTACGCGGACACCGACAATATGCGGGCATCACTTGGCATGGTCGTGGAAACGTTTGCCGGCTCGGTGGCGGCGGCTCGCGGGCTGGCGGTTGAGATGTACAACGTGGAGGCACTGGCCTTTACTCAAGACGAGGCGGCATTGCACGCGAAGCGGCAGGCCGATACAATTAACGAGCGGGATTCGTGGTGCGCAGACGCCGAGGCCGCTCATCTTATGGTTAGACTGTGCAAGCTATTGGAGCATGACGATGAAGATTGAGCGACGAAATACCGGAACTGGCGAAGTCCGCATGGAAGGCGAAGGCGAATCCCGCCGCATGGTGGGCTATGCCGCCGTGTTCTACCGCGAGGGTGAGCAGGGAACTGAGTACCGCCTGTGGGATGATGCGGTAGAGCGGATCATGCCGGAGGCGTTTGACGGCGTGGCGAATGATGATGTTCGTGCGCTGTTCAATCACGACCCGTCGCTGTTGCTTGGCCGGTCTACGGCTGGCACGCTGAGCCTGTCTGTTGATGAACGCGGCCTGCGGTACGAGATCGACCCCGGCGACACCACCACGGCCCGCGATGTCCAGGCCCACCTTGAGCGTGGCGACCTGACCGGGTCGTCTTTTGGGTTCCGCATCACGAACGAAGAATGGCAGTCACGCAACGACGGCCCAGATGTCCGGCTAGTTCGCGGCGTTGAGTTGTTTGATGTCGGTCCTGTAACGTTCCCGGCGTATGAGTCCAGCGATGCGGGCCTGCGTGCTGACGGGGATACGGGCGAGGCTCAGGCTTCGCATGATAAGTGGGCGGCTGAGCAGGCAGAGAAGGAAGAGCGTGCAAAAAGAATGCAGGCGAGGCTTGACGAGATGAAGTAGGCGTGATATAGTAGCTATATGCTTGCAGGCTACAACCCAATCCAGAATACACCCCGTCACACGCCTGCAAGCTACGTGGCGGGGTTTTTCTGTGGTTGGCGGGTTTAATCTGCGGTAAGCTACCCCGAAAAGCCTCCCGCCGGATGAGAGGCCAAAAGCACCAGCATACGTCAAGGGCCACGAGTACCGCTGCAAAGCGGCTTGGGGATGCGTCTCACACAACGCGGCCCGACCCAAAAGATTGACGCCCCGTCATTAGCCAGGCTCTACTTACCAGTAACCTGCACCCGACGCCTTTTAGGGGTGGTTTGCTTTGGAGCCTACCAATGCTCGACTCTGGCCGATAGCCTATGTCGGGGATAAAGGGGTGTGGTCTAAACTTTCCCAAAAAGACTTGACAAGACCGCAAAGGTGTGATAGCCTAGACCAGAGACAACCTAACGCCTAGCTAACACCAGCGTCCCTTCGGTTCGCCCGTTAGCAAGGCCACGAAACACAGCCAACCATCGGGCGGCGTGGATCGAAAGCACTCATTCACAGTGCCGTCGGTTTGCGTCGCCCTATAGCGTTTATAGGCCGCTCCAAGGCACTACACCAGACCATTGGAGCTATTATGCCTAAGACCATCACACAACTCAAAGAAGATCGCGCCAAGCTGATCGACGACGCCCGCTCGACCTACGACAAGATCGACAGCCCAACGGCTGAGGACGAAGCCCGCCTCAATACCATGCTGGACGACGCCGACAAGATCGGCTCGCAGATCGCCACCCAAGAGCGACTTGAGCAGCAGGAGGCTGACCTTCGCAAGGCTGACCCCCGCAAGACCGTTGCCAAGCCGGTCGAGGATCGCTCCGGCGACGGTGATACCGAGTACCGCGATGCGTTTGATAAGTATCTGCGGCGTGGACGCGGCAAGATGAGCGGCGACGAGCGTCGAGCACTGGAAGTCGGCACCGACTCCGAGGGCGGCTACACCGTTGATGACACCCTCGCGGCTGAACTGATCCAAATCCGCGACGACATGAACGTTATGCGCGGCCTGGCGACCGTCCGCAACTCATCGCAAGACGTTAAGATTCCCACCGAGGCGTCGTTGGGTGTTGCGACTTGGACTGCTGAGGAAGCTGCCTACACCGAGAGCGACGACGCATTCGGTCAGGTTTCGTTCAGTAACTACAAACTGGGCTGGATCGGCAAGATCACCGAGGAACTGCTGAACGATAGCGTGTTCCCCATCGGTAGCCACATCGTCAGCCAGATCGGGCGAGCCATCGGCAAGGGTGAGGAAACAGCCTTTGTCGCAGGCGACGGCTCCGGCAAGCCTACCGGCGTGGTCAACGGCTCATCGCTCGGCGTCACCGCCGCTGGTGCTGCTGCGATCACCTCCGATGAGGTTATCGACCTGTACCACTCGCTGGGTCGCCCATATCGCGGGCAGGCAACGTGGATGGCAGCAGACGCGACGGTCAAGCTACTCCGCAAGCTCAAAGACGGCGACAACCAGTACTTGTGGCAGCCCGGCCTGCAAGCTGGTCAGCCCGACAGCATCTTGGGCCGTCCGCTGGTCACTAGCGATAATGTCCCCGCCGCCACCACCGGCCTGCGATCGGTCGTGTTCGGCGACATGTCGGCCTACTACATCATCGACCGCACTCCGGTCGCTGTTCAGCGTCTTGACGAGTTGTACGCAGCCAATGGTTTCATCGGCTTCCGAGGCTTTGAACGCACCGATGGCAAGCTCACGCAGTCTGCTGCTGTGAAGCACCTCATCCAGGCGTGATTTGGTTCCTCCTTTCGGCTTGCCCGTCTTAACAGGCGGGTAGGCTTTTATGAAGATTAAACTACTTACCGGCGTATCCAGCGACAAGTACAGCCATGCCCCCGGCGAGGTTGTAGACCTAGAGGATGACTTCGCAAAGCGGCTCGTTCAGTCGGGCCAGGCCGAGGCTGTATCAGCACCTGCCAAGCGTACCAAGCGAGTGAAGGCTACCAAAGAGACGCGATAAATGGGCCTGACTGTTACCACACCAGCGACCGCCACGCCGGTATCTTTGGCCGAGGCCAAGGCCCACCTGCGTGTCGATACGACCGACGAGGATGCGCTCATCACGGCGCTGATCGAGGCGGCTACGGAGTATGCACAGGCGTACACCAGCAGGCGGTTGATGACGACGGTGTTTAGCTACACGCTGGACAGCTTCCCGTCTACGGGTGTGATCTGCCTGCCTGAGCCGCCCTTGCAGTCTGTTGCAAGTGTCACCTACATCGACACGAACGGCGACTCGCAAACGTGGTCTAGCTCGCTGTATACGGTCAAGACGGATGACATCCTTGGCACGATCCGCCCTGCGTATAACGAGGACTTTCCATCGACGCGGGATGAAGTGGACGCGGTGACGGTGTCGTTCACGGCGGGCTATGCGGACGCTGCCAGCGTGCCTTCCACAATCAAGTCAGCCATGCTGCTGTTGATCGGCCACCTGTACGAGAACCGGGAATCGTTCATTGTCGGCCAGGCCATCAATCCCAACCCATCGGCGGATATGTTGCTCGACCTTAACCGCATTATGAAGAACGCATAGGAGCCATTGGTGCCAGCAGGCAAACACGACAAACGAGCAGCGATCCAGTCCAGCAGTCGAGTTCTCGACGCTGGCGGTAATGCGTCGTATACGTGGGCGACTGATGCTAACCGATGGGCGATGCTTGAGGATCAGTCGGGCCGGGAGTTGTACCGGGCGCAGCAGGTTGACCCGACCATCTCGGCGGTGGTGACGCTGCGGGAGAAGTACGACGGGCTATCGCCTGCCGACAGGCTCGTGATCGACAGCCGCACATTCAACATCAAGGCTGTTCTGAATAAGTCCGACCGCGACACGCGCAAGGGCCAGATCATCCATTGCATGGAGGAAGTGTGATGGGATTCCGCAAGACTGAAATGGTGACGGGGCTTGCCGACCTAGAGGCTCGACTTGAACGGCTAGGCAAGCAAAGCACCCGCAATAAGATGATCCGCCCGGCTGTTCGGGCGGCGATGAGCGAAGTGCGCAAGGTGGCGAAGGCTAATGTAGTGCAAGAGACGGGGCTGCTTCGGCAGTCTATCGGCGTAAAGATCAAGACGTACAAGAGCGTCGTATTTGGCGTGGTTGGTCCGCAGACGGGCTTTACCCAAACCGTGGACCGCACAGCACCATCCGGCTGGCGTGGCCCCGTCAAGAGTAACCCCACGAACTACGCCCACCTCGTCGAGTTCGGCACAGCCCACAGCCCCGCCCACCCGTTCATGCGACCAGCATTTGACAACATTGACCTGGTTGCAGTGGCCGCACGAAAGTTGACGGCGGTGTTAGATAAGGAGGCCATGAAGAAATGAGCGTCCTTACCGACATCCAATCCAGACTTGTGGCCGACGCGGGCGTATCCGCGATCACAACGAACATATCGCTGTCGGTAAGCAATGAAGGCGACACGCTGCCCCGCGTCACTATCCACACCGTGTCGGCGGCTCACAAGCACCACACGACCGCCGCGACTGGCAAGGTGGTGGGGCGAGTCCAGATTGATTGCCACGCTGGATCGCCTGTCGGGTCAGAGGCTCTGGCCGAGGCTGTGCGTCAGTCGCTCGACGGATACAGGGGTACGGTTGGCGCGACGTTTGTTTCGATGTGCCACCTTGACGACGAAAGATCACAAGTGACTGCCCCAACGGAGGGGCGGAACGAATCAGGCGGTATCTTCACCGTGCAACAGGATTACTCAGTGGGCTGGTCCGTGACCGTGCCGACGTTTTAACTAGGAGCATATTATGCCAGTAGATTTAGGTACAGGAACAACCATCACCTTCGGAACTTCGGGATTCACCGCCAATGTGGTTAGCGTCGACTGGGACGGCATCGAGCGTGCCAGCGTCCAGACCACCCACTTGGGGACGACCACGGCCCACACGTTCATCCCCGGCGACCTGTACAACCCCGGCGAAATCTCGCTTGAGATTCAGTTCGACCCCGATGACTTCCCCCCGATTGACCAGGCGGCTGAGACTATCACCGTCACTTTCCCACTATCCAGCGGCGGCTCGACCGCAGCAAACTGGGCAGGCACCGGGTTCGCCACCGGCTTCACCGCAGGCGTGCCGCTTGAGGAACTGATGACCGGGACACTCACCGTCAAGATGAGCGGTGCTATCACGCCTACCGATGAGGTGTAAGCATGATCGTGGAAGTCTTGCAAAACGATAAGCGGGTCGATGGCTCTGTGGGTGACCATGTAGCCATCGACCCGGCGATGGGTTCGACCCTCGCATGTTTCGGTGTCGTCCGTGTTGTGTCTCATGGTGAGACGCAGGCTGCGCCGTGTACTGTTGAAAGAATTGAGGACAGCGATGAACAAGAGCGACTTACTGAGCGGGGCCGGGAATATCTCGAAGGTGGAGACGAAGAGGCTGGGTGACCTGTGGGTGAAAGAACTCAGCGGGTCTGACGTGGATTATATCTACAGCGGCGACCGCAGCGAGTTTGAGTCTATGGCCCGCCTAGTTATTGCCGGTCTTGTCACCGAGGATGGCATTCTAGTGTTTAGCCCCTCTGACTTGTCCGAAGTGATGGCCGCACCCGCATGGAAGCTGCGAGACCTTTCCGACGCGGTGGCGGCTAACAGCGGTTTCCTTTCAGACCTTGACGATGAGACCGTTGAGGGAAACTGAGGGGGGACCACGTTGAGCGGATGTGGCACCGCTTGGCCTTGGCGTGGTCTTGTCCGGTATCTGAGGCAAAGTCTAGGTGCACTTGGGGCGAGTTTAGGAGATGGATGGCCTACTCCAAGATAGAACCATTTGGCGAAGACCGCGACGACATACGATCAGCCATCGTTGCCTACACAGTGGCGACTGCGGCGGGCGCGAAGCGGGTTAATTTTGAGAAGCTGTTAGCGGGTCACGCGATGACACAAGGCCAACCGATGCAATCAGGTGAAATCAAAGACAAGCTGTTCGCCTTCGCCCATCGTCACAATGCGGGGGTAGCCCGTGGCTAAACGAACAGTTGGCAAGCTCAACGTCCAGATGACCGCCGACAGCGCACGCCTCAAGCGTGGACTGCAAGCGGCCCGTGGCGACGTGCGTAAGTTCTCCGGAGATGCTACTTCAACCGTAAAGCGGATGGGGCAGGGTATCGCTGTGGGTGTGGGTGCTGCGGTGGGCCTCGCTGCGGTCAATGCGTTTAAGCGCTCCATCGCTGCTGTCAAGCGAGTCCTATCATCTGAACTTGCCAACCTGGACGAGATTGGCAAGTTCAGCGACAGGCTGGGAATCACCACCGAGAATCTGGCGGCGTTGCAGTTGCAGGCGGGTCTGGCTGGCGTTTCAACGCGCGAGCTGAACGTATCGATGCGTACCATGCTGCGCAACATCGGCGACGCTTCGCAGGGCATTGGGGAAGCCGCTACCACCCTGCGAGACCTTGGGCTGAACGCGGAGGGTCTTTCACGCCTTGAGACAGGCGACCAGTTCCGTGTTATCGCAGGACAGATCGCTAAACTGCCAACCGCAGCGGCTCGCGCAGCAGCAGCTTATCGCATCTTCGGCAGGTCGGGCGTCCAACTCATCAGCACGTTAAAGGATGGCGTGAAGGGCGTAGACGCTGCGAGGGCGAGGTCATTGCAGTTAGGTGCGGCTGTGTCGCGTGAGCAGGCTTCGCGGGTTGAACTGCTAAACGACTCCGTTCTGGAATTGAAAACGGCATGGGTTGGCATGGCCCGGCAGTTAATCTCAAACACCGCCCCAGCATTCACAGCGATCGTCCGTGCTATGACCGACGCATCCACCACGTCGTCGGGGCTGGGCAGGGCTGTCTCGTCGATGGGCGAGACGTTCGTTAAGACGGTCAGGACGATGCTGAACGGGGCCAGCCTGCTTAGGAAGTCGCTGGGCGGATTGCAGCAGTTCACCACTAAGGCACTGCAAAAGATGGCCGAGGGGCTATCGAAGATAAACCCGTCCTCCGAAGAGTCTAAGATGTGGCGCATCTTCGGAGAGGAACTATCGAATACCGCCAACGAATTGGAGCGTGCCAACCGCAATCAACTGCTAGGCGACCGCCTCGCCAGCGAGATGGCGATTATCGCAGAAGAATCCCGCAAGATTGCCAGCGAGTGGGGCATTACGAATCGGAACGCGACAATGGCAGCCGAGTCGATGGGGGATGCTTCTGACGCCATCGAGAAGATTGCCGCAACGCGCGCCGCCGACAAAGTGGCAGCAATGCGATCAGCGGCAGATGGCCTATTCAATGCAACCCGAACGCCCGCCGAAGCGTTCATCCAGCGGCTCAAGACGATTCGAGACCTTGCCCGTGAAGGTGCATTGGGTATCCAGTTGCAACACAGGGCCACCGCTCAACTCGCCAAAGAGATCGCGGGCAGCGACTCGGCCAAGGACATCATCGCCCTGCTCAAGTCCCGCAAGGACATATTCGCGTTCGATATTGAGAAGGCCATGAAGCAGTCGGCCATCACCGACAAGATGGGCAAACTCAAGGACTCCGCCGCCGCCATCCTTGAAAAGATCAAGACGCCAATGGAGCGGCTTCGCGAGGAATACAACAAGCTACGTGAACTGTTTAAGGCTGGCCTGATTAGCCGCGATCAGGCACGCCGGGCCTTCGAGATGTTCCGTGAAGAGCTGATGCCCAAGGCAGAAGCGGTCACGGCGGCTGCGGGCGTTGCGGCCAGCCGTGTCGAGATGGGGGCGCTGGGCGTCGGTGGTGCGGCAGGCCGAAGCCAGGACAAGGTCGAGCGCAACACTGCGGACGAAGTCAAGGAAAGCAAGAAGCAGACGAGACTGCAAGAGGAAGCTAACGCGATGGCCCGTGCAGCGGCGGGCGGAAATGTAGTGGTGCAATTCTAATGGCAGCAACAGCAAGCGAAATCAGAGGAACGGCGAACCGTGGCATCGGCGAACGCAACTATACCCGCGTGTGGCGTGTGGTCAGCGATGCCGTATACCAGCACCCCGCGCAGGCGATCAGCACTGCCCCGGTCATTGAAGGGGACATATTCCCGTATGACGCTGCGGCGAAGTGCAAGACGATCTCTGCTGACTTTGAGACGGTCGAGGACTCGCGCAAGGTCGTGCTGGTCACCGCGAACTATAGTTCTGGTTCTGGCGGGTCTGAGGATGTGGAGGACGAGAACCCGCTCAACGACCACCCCGACATCCGCTGGGGGTCTAAGACAATCAGACTGCCTGTTGATAGCACCGACGAGGATAAGGCTATCCAGAACAGTGCGGGCCAAAAGTTCGACCCACCCGCCGATGAGGACTTCCACATCCTTGTCTATCAGTATTCCGCGAACGCTTCGACATTTAACGAGAACAAGGCATCTGAGTATCGGGGAGCCATCAACTCCGACAACTTCACGCTGGCTGGCCTTCCCTTGGCCCCCTATGAGGCTCGTATTGCTTCGATTGAGGCCACGAACCAAGAGCGCAACGGGGTGCGGTACTGGCGTGAAACAACCACCGTCGAGATCGGCACGGACTGGCGGCTGACTCTTGTGGATGAGGGGACGATGAAGAAGAAGGCTGGGGACGCTGCGGGTGACGTTCTACTGACGCCAATCCTTGACGACCACGGCGTCCCGATTCAAGAGCCTGTACTGCTAGATGGCGCGGGCCAGCCTATCGAGAACCCCGACAATGCCAACCCCGTCTTGTTGAAGTTCAACACGAAGGCCAAGCCACTGAAGACCTTCGGCACCCTTGGCCTACCCACTACAAACACCCCATGAGGTAACTGATGCCTGAGAAATATACACTAACAACGCTGGCAGATGGCGTCTACACGAACACGGCCAACTGGGTCGGCGGCGTTGCCCCGGTCGCTAATGATGATGTCCTTTTCCAGTTTGGCTCGGCTCAATCGTTGACCGGCTCTGACCAGTCCGGCACCGAGCTTGACGACATCACCATCCTGCCGACTTGCTCCGGCGACGCTGGCAGTGCCGACACCTACCTGCAACTCGACCAGGGTGCGGCCAATAGCGTCGTGTACGCCGGCGGCGGGACGTGGTATCTCGATATGGGTACGGCGGGCAGCACTGAGGTTCGCGTGGACCGCACCCGCACTGCATCGCAGGGCAACGCCGGGCTGTACTTCAAGAACGACACGAACCCCATCACGACGTTTGATGTGGTGAGCGGCGTCGTCCGGCTGGTGAACGCCAACATCACGACGCTGGTCGTGCGGGCCGACGCCACGGTTATCATCGACGCGGCCTGTACGGTAGGCACCATCCAGATCGAGGGCGGCACGCTGGAGGACTTGGGTGCTGCGGTGACCACGATCAACCAGAGCGGCGGCGTGGTTACCCAAAAGGGAGCAGACGCCTACACGCTGAACCAGTACGGCGGCACGTTCTACAACGACGGCACCGGCACAGCTACGGTCAACCTTTACGGCGGCATCTTCGACAGTGAACGCGACGGGCGGGCTAAGTCCGTTACCCTCACGCAGACGGGCGGCACTGCGAAGCTGTCTGCCAACGTCACCCTGACCGATACGTTTAACACCGCAGTCACGATCACCGCATGACAACACACGGATTCACAAAGCAAGGGGCGAAGCGTATCGTTGACGCCGTGCGGACGGTAGAGGCCAACGACCCGCTGTACGCTGGCCCGAAGGCCCGCAGGCGTAGGCCGGGCGTAGGGCCAGAGGCTTTTATCATTGGCCGGGTCACGGCGGTAGACGCAACGGACCCGCTACTTCTTTCGGTGCAAGAGCAGTATTGGGATGAGGCCGAGTCCGACATGGTGGACTTGCCGAGCGGCAGGCTATGGGATGGCGAAACGGGCAACCCGGACAAGGTGCGGGCTATTGATGGGCAGGCACGCGGCGTTGATGACCTGGTGACGCTAGGGTTTAGGCATGGCGCGGACGGCACGGGCGTCTGGTATGTTGTGCCTGACAACAAGGGGATATTCCACGCCAAGGTCACCGCGTCCAGCAGCGGCAGCGCCGATCACACCATCGCCGAGCTTGACGCAAATGGTGATGTCTTGTCGGGCGGGCGGACGCCTACAGACGCCCAAGCACTGAACGAGCGCAAGGGCGTGCCAGTGGACACCAAGCTGATCGTGTTCGACCTCGGCCCCACAGCTGCTGACGGCGATCATGTATACAAGTTCATCATCCCTGACGGCTACAGCGGCACGGCCAAGGAACTGCTCGACGTTCTGCATGACGCCGACACGGACGACTGGGACGTTGAGAACCAAGGCGGCACGCTTGGCGTTGAGTACGACGTGGCCCGCGTCAAGATGTCCGACAGCCGGGTGACGATTGCCAACCGAGAGATGGAGACTGATGCGTCGGGCTTCCTCAAGACGATTAGTGCGGAGACGGTCAAGGACATCCGGGCCGATCCAGTTGATAACGTCAAAGACTTGCACATCTCGATGGTGCTGACGGCGGAGGCGGCTCCCGACCCTGAGTTTGTGACTATCAAGCTGAACCAGCCGCAGGCCCAAGACAGTACGGTGACGTTTTCGCCGGGCGACGGCATCCTAATCAACAATGGCACGGCTGATGTCGTCCTGTCCTTTGACGACTCCGGGCGGCGATGTGACGCGGCGGGCGGTGCGGTTGCCGCTGGCGACACGC